CCGGCGCCAAGGTTGACGATGTTCTCGCCGCCGCCGTCGCCCGGCAGGCCGCTCAGCATCGTGGAACGGTCGATCGCGGACGTCGCCGAATCGGTGAGATCGCCGCCGACCACGGCCATGAACCGCTTGCCCGCCGAGTTCAGCGTCTGAACCCAGTTCTGCACCGAGATCATGATCGGAGTGTCGGTGAGATCGAACGCGGCGAAGAGCGAGAAGCGCGCAGCCGACACGTCGGCCAGCATGTCCATCCAGTCCGCCGCCAGAAGCGTGCCGCCGTCATCCCCGCCGGTGAACGGCAGGATCGTGGCCGGGCTCGCGGTCGCCAGCGGATCGGCGTCGGAGAGCAAGTCGGCGTCGACCCACTTCGACGTGCGGTTGATCAGTTCGACATGGCCCTCGACGTCAGCGGAGTCGAACGAATGGATCTCGATGATCGTGCCCTGGAGCGTGATCAGCACATCGGTCATTGCCGGATTCGTGCTGCTGACGCGGACACGGACGCCAAGGTTGCCGCTGTAGGTACCCGGATACTTGGCCGTCAGCGTGATCGCACCGGTCGCGCTGGTGTTCTCAAGCGTGACTGTGCCTGCGGCACCGGTCGAGCCCATCATCCGGTAGACGAGCACCTGCCCGGCGCCGCCGCGTCCGCCGAAGGCTTCGCCCTTGAAGCACTGCCTCACTGCCGCGTAGCCCGGCGTGCCCGCCGACGGTCCGAACTTGCTCTGGAACTCCGCGAACGAGTTGCACGGAATGATCTGCTTCGCTGGCCCCCAGTTGTGAACGACTGCCAGGCACACGACGGAGCCGATGTTCGGCGCGATCGCCGTGACCGGCAGGGCTTCCCAGTTGAAGTACGCGCCTGGCCGGACAGGCCGGGCTTCCTTCGAGAAGGATCCAGGCATCTACTCCCCCTCTCCGGTCTTGACCGGCGCCTTGAGGAACCTGTCGACCTCGCGCTTGGCCGCGTCAATGCTCATCATCTCGTCGGGATCGTGCTCGCGCAGCGCCCCGGCTGCTACCCACGACGGCTGGCCGAGAAGGCCTGTGGCCCCTTCGATCAGTTGGCTGACCGGAACGTCGGGGGTCTTCCGCTCGCGGGATTCCGGCTCACGCCTGCGCTTCGGCCTCTCTTCTTGCACGGGCGGGCCTGCCGACTCTGTCGATTCTTCCTGCACTATGCGCTCCTCTCTGTGAACCCCACAGACGGGCTGCCGCCGATACTAAGCGCGGATCAGCCGAGGTTCACAGATGCGTTTATGCCGCGCAGGACCGGGCGCTCGGGGACCGTCTCGCCCAGGCGCCGCCAGGCACAGCGCACGTCGCAGACCACGGTCCAGAGCTTGTTGTCGTCCGGATCCGGGAACGGCTGCGTCGAGAGGTCGTTGACGCGCATGAACGCGCGCGGATACCAGACGCCCCGGTCCCACTTCTTGACCCGGTAGTAGTTGTAGAGCGGCACGCGCAGCGCGCGCCCGTCCTCCACGCCGACGCGGAACGCGCGGTACAGCATGTTCTCGACCTTCTGGGCGCGCATCAGCGCGTCGTCCGGATCTCGCCCGCGCTCCGGATAGGCGGCGATCACGAACGGCTGGATCATGTCCGCCAGCCACCGCCCGCCGGTCAGCGGATACGTCGTCCCGGCGACCGCCCACACGCGCGCATGCGGCCTGGCGAAGGCGCCCTCCTCGCGCGACAGCCGGACCTCCCAGTCGTCCCCGAGCGCCACCGCGACGTAGCGCTTCATCGACCGCAACGCGTCGATGTGACTCCGTCCGACGTCTTCTGCGACCATCGGACTCATCCGATCTCCACTCTCTCCTGGGCCTTCGCCGCCTGAGCCTCCATGTCGCGCTTGAAGGTCTCTAGATGAGTCTGCAGCCTCGCGGTCAAGAGCCCGGCCTCCATCGCCGCAGCCGCCTTCTCGATCATGTGCGCACCTTCGCTGCCCGGATGCCACACCCGGCGCGCGAAGACGCGCCCGCCCCTCGCCGGGTCGATCCACGACAGGAACCGCTTCGGGGGGTGCGGCTCGATCAAGTACTTTCGGTGCTCCGGGCCGAACAGCCCGGTCCCGTAGTTGACGTACGGCGCGTAGTCGACCTCCGTCTTGACGGTGCTGCCAGAGGTGAACCAACTCGTCCTCAGGTTCCCCGTCCGAATCGGAGTGAACTCGACGATCAGTTCGTGGAGGAGGTCGAGACCGGCGTCCTGCATCCGCCGCGCCGCCTCTTCCGCTGGCGCCGGATCGAATAGCTTCGCGAGATCGGGTCCGATGTACTTGGCCTCGTATGCCACTACGGCTCAGCCTCCTCAAACTCATGCTCCTCGACGCGGATCGCGGTTGCCGTCCAGCCGAGCAGTCGCCGCTTCTTGCGGATCGGCTCGCCGTCGGACGTCATCTCGTACACCGCCCGCCCAAGCTGCTTGGAGTCGATCTCCACGCGGTCGGCGGATCTGATGTTCAGCGTGTTGCCGTCCAGATCCCGGAGCCCGCACATGATCGACGCCGTGTGCGGCGTCCGCCTGCGCCCGCCCTGCGCGTCGTCGCTGTCAGGCGCCGCGTTCAGCGTGAGGCGACAGCGGAACCACGGGTAGTGCAGCGTCTCGAAGATCGTCGTGCCCTCGACGCGCTCCGGTAGCGGCGTCGGCACGACACGCCGCGCCCGGTCGACCAGGGCACTGCGGAGCGCCATTAGGCTCCCCAGATGCTCGCGTCGATCAGCGGGCCACGGAACGCGCCGGGCCCGAAGCCGTACGGGTACAGCCCGCCGTAGTTGCCCCAGTCGGCCTCGGTCACCTCGAACGACGGGATGGTCGCCGCCGCCGACGCGCCGAGCAATGTCTCGGTCCAGTACGTGCGCATGTCATCTGTGCAGAGCAGCCAGATGTCCTTGTTGAGCCACGGGGCCACGTTGATCAGCGGGAGGCTGCCTCCGACCGCCGGGGCCGAGCGCGTCATCGACGTGTGGCGCGTCTCGGAGTAGCCGCCCGCCGAGAAGCTCATCACCGAGTCGTCGTTGACGGTCTCGGTGTAGTCCTGCTGCTCCTGGACGACGATCTGCTCGACGCGAAGCTGCACCGCCTCCTGCGCGATCGGCACCAACGGCAGCGGCATCGTGTCGTCGATCGGCCTGCCGGTGACCGCGTACAGGTAGGCGCAGGCGCGCTCGATCCGCACCTGGAGATCCTGGTCATTGAACGGCTCGTCGAGGTCCCGGAAGTCCATCCGGCTCCAGGACTTGATGTCCGCCAGCGTGGGCGGCAGCAGCGGCGTGGTGACCGACATGGCCTACTGGGTTGGGCGAGGCCTCCGCTGGCGCTCCTGGCGCTCCTCCCGCCGTTCCTCGCGTGCCTCCCCGCGTGATTCACCAGCTTCCTGAACCATTCCCCGACCCGTGCGCATCGCGCGCTCGGCCTGCTTCTCCTTGCCCTTGCGGGGATGGGCCTCCTTCACCAGGCGACCGTCGTCATCCTCGGAGACGACCACCACGAACGGGCCGCGAACACGCCAGGCCACGACCTGACCTTCGCCCTCGACGAGACCCTGGGCCTCGCCTTCCTTCATCTCGTCGGTGGCCTCCTGGTCGATCGGACGGCGCCCGGCGGCGCGTAGCTCGGGCGTCACGCGCGCCTGGTTCGCAGCGATCATGCTCTCGGCGTTGGGGGCCATTCCCACGCGGGCCTGTAGCTCCTGGCCCGCCGCCGTTGCATCGGATCCTCTGGGCATCTCTGTCTCCTCGTTCTTGGACTGCGCCTGCAAGGCTAAGGCACGATTGAGCGCAGAGCACCACGCGGGTCGATGACCCCGACGCCGAAGTCCGAGCGGACCTTGAAGTCCACGGAGTCAAGCTCGAACTGGTACGGGTCGGTTCCAGCCCCGAGCGCCATCCGCACCATCGGATCGCGGAGCATGACCTGGGGCTCGCTCTGGCCGTTCAGGAAGCCCACGGCGAACGCCGGGACGTCGTTCGGGTCGGCGAACAGGTACCAGTCGTTCGCGTCCGAGAACCACGGGTCGCGGATCACGCCGTCGGCGGGGAGAACCCCGGCCAGTGGGTTCAGCGTGCCCTTGTCGAAGAACGCCGTGCCGACACCGGGAGTGCCGCCGGTCCAGTTGACGTTCGCGCCGGTCTGCGTCGAGTTGAGGATGCGCTGGCCGATCATCTGCAGCCGCGCGTTCTGCACGACCAGGATCTGCGGCGTGATGACGATCTGCCGTCCGTCGTCGTCAAGCTGGCGCTCCATGAACGTGATCGCGTCCGCGAGCGAGTCCTCGGACAGGTCGACGACGAACTCGTTCCCGCGCGCCGTCGAGTAGAACGGCTGGCCGTCCGGCGCGAGGCCGGGGTTCTCGATCAGCGCGATTACGGTCTGCAGGATGAACACGCCCGCCGCGTAGCCCATGTCGGCAGGGTTGCGGTTGAGCAACTCGTTCGAGTCGTCGTTGATGATCGCCTGGCGCGTGATCTGGTACACGCCGCCGTACGTGTCGACCGCCAGCACGGCAGGCGGGCGCTCCGTCCGGGTCATGCCCGGGTAGTGGCCGTGGTCTCCGACGTACCCGATCCCGAGCAGGCCGTTCAGGCCGCGCAGGCGCCGCTCACGGAAGTCCGGCGCGGACTCCTGGCGGGTGTAGCGCTGGTACTGCGCCTGGGCACGGCTATAGCCCAGCCACATCGACTGGCGCACCGGCCCGAACAGGAAGGACGGAAAGTCGGCCTTGGAGTCGGCCTCCTCCAGTTCGTAGCTGGCGAGGCGCTCGTCGCGCCACTCCTTGTACGCCTCAAGCAGGCGAATCGGCCTGCCGAAGACACCGTATGGATTGCCGTTCATCGTTGCTCCTTGGTTAGCCTCTCCGACGCCCGCAAGCGCTTCGTGCGCATCCGCCGCGCCCAGGGGGGGCAACCTGAGCGGGTCTCCATACGGCTAGCTCACATCCTGTGACTAGAAGCTGTCCTTCGCGTCGAGGTCGACGCGGACGCGGTTGAGCGGTGTGCCGCGCTCGCCCGCCACCTCCACGATCCGACCGAACTTGTGGTCGCCCGCGCCCGGTGTGAGCACACCGGCAGCGGAGATGTAGACCTCTTCGCCCTTGTCGGCGCCGGTGAGCCCAGTGTCGGGCACCTGGACGACTCCCTTCGTGATGATGAAGAACGGCTCATCGGGGTCGATGATCGCCTGGTTGGCGAACCCGTCGGCCCATGACCGTGTCCTCTGCTTGACCGCGACGCCGACGAAGTTGTCGACCACGACCGGTGCACCGTGGTTGATCGGGGCGGCACCGTTGGTGACGTAGACGCCGGGGCCTGGGCGGTTATACGGCATGACTCACTCCTCTCTGCCTACCGATGGCCTCAGTCGGCCCACGCCTTGGCGGGATCGACCCCTGCTTCCTGGAGAACTGCGCCCCAGAGTGTGCCCTCCCCTGGCTTCGGGCCCTCGCCCTCCCCGTCACCCTCGCCGCGCTTGGCGGGAGCGCTGACGCCCTGGCCGCGAACCTTCGTCGGGCTCAGGGACGCGACGAGGTCGCGCTGCTCCTGAACGACGGCGGTCACGGCCTCCTGGAGCTTGTCCTCGGCCTTCTTGGTCACGTTGCCGTCGTCGTCGACATCGTCGACCACGTCGAGCGCGGCGGTCGCGCCGTCGTCGGTAATCTCGAACAGGGCCTTGGCCCGCTTCGAGAACGCGTCGGGTAGCTTCGCCTCGCTGATCTGCCGGTGAGCCGCATCACGCATGTCGCGCAGATCAAGCTGCCGGTCGGCGTCGGCGCGGGCCTCGG